TGTCTGGCAGGAGCGTTATCCGCTGCGGACCCGGTCGATCGAGGGGGCCCTCCTCGGCAAGGACAACATCGCCTACAAGATCACCGCCAAGGCCAAGGGCGAGCCGAACATCAAGCATCCCGAACTCGCCTGCCTCATCCAGGGCATCTACACTAAGGGGGGCACCTGATGGCGAAGAACCCCAGGTCCAGGGAGGTGCCCCGTGCTCCCTCTGAGCCCATGGACGTCGAGGTCCGGAGCGGAGCCATCGAACTAAGAGGGGGCATCAAGGCGAAGAAGGGGGACATCATCCAGGTCCCCCGGGACGAAGCCCGTCAGACCCCGGCCACCCGCTGGGGCCTGAAGACCGGCAACCTCGTCCGGGTCTACACCACGATCGACCTCCCTCCCGTCACGAGCACCGAAGTCCCGGAGGAGTAGCCCCGTGGCCTCCACCGTCGCCGACGTCCGGGAGGAGATCGGCGATACCACCGAACCCCTCCTCTTTTCCGAGACCCGCGTGCAACTCGCGCTTGATGAGGCCGCCGAGGACCTCCAGGCGCGGGGAGTCGATATCGACACCGTCCAGGGGAGCAAGGCGCAGCGGCTCATGGCAGCGATCGACCTGCTCGATATTCATCTCGCCAGGGTCCGGGGCCGGCCCGCCGCCTCAATCTCCGAGAGCGGTAAGAGTATCTCCTACACGGACCTGGCGGCAGCGAAGCAGGAGAAGACCCTGGCCCTGCGTCGCCTGCTCGCAAAACTTGCCGGCAGCCCGATGGAGATCACGTATGACAACTACTGAGTTCGACGTCTTCGACCACCCGCACCAGATCACGCGCGTCGCCGTCACCAAAGGCCACACTGACCAGGAGACCGGGGAGTGGGTTCCCGGGACCACCGCGACAACTGCGATCGCCGGCAGCCTCGAGGACCTCACCCTCCGGGACCTGCAGCGCCTCCCAGAGGGAGAGTATACCCTGGGCGACCGGCGGATCCACACCGGGGCCCGGCTCGTGCCCGGGGACCGCCTTGAGGTTGTCGAGCCCGACGGCACCACCTCCCGGTGGACGGTCCGGGCCCTCGAGAAGCAGACGTCGTTCCTGGTACATTATGGTATCGACCGACGGACCTACCTTCTCAAGCGCCTGATCTGAAAATCATCGTTTTCCCGGCGGCCGAAACTCATATTAAGCCCTACAGAGAAACTATATCAATGCCAGGTACAATCAGTTTGTGCAAAAACCCCCACCAGGGTCTGTGCACCGTCGACTGTCCCTACCGGGCCTCATGCCCCAAAGACCGCGTCCCTCTCCTTATCCCCGCTCTTGTCATCCATTACCGCCTGGGGAAAGTCTACCCTGACGACTACATCAACGACATCGCGCTCCGCCGACAGGAGTTACTATCGGAGGCGGTTCATCAAGGTGAACCGCGATCGGATGCAATCTCGAAGAGGAAAATTTCAGTTCACGCCATATAGGGCGTATTATCGAGTTCACCGAGGTGAGAAAGACGGAATCGGTATTTCTCCGGCAAATTAAAGGGAAAATGTATCTGGTCCACAGGACTCGGGACTCCGACGGCCGCCGCCGCGACCGAGCCACTCCTCTCTCCTCGATCGAGCACAGGACGCTGCAGGCAGCGCTCCAGGTCAAGGAGCAGATCCAGAACGAGATCGTCGAGGTCCCGTGCATGAACTCCCGATGCAAGAACAAGGTCCGAATGACCCGGCGACAGTTAGAAGAGTTCCTCGTCTCCGCGAAGAAGCGCTATGACATGGTCATCCTCCCGTTCTGCAGCCCGGAATGCCGGGACGAGGCCCTCGCCCGCCACGGAGGCAAGACCGATGATCCGTGACCTCAACAACATCCCTGCGCTCCGGAACAACGTGGACAGCATCCTGCAGGCCACCGCGGAGGTGGTCGGCGAGTACCTCGAGGGCAAGATCCTTGATATGATCAACAGCCAGGGCAACGGGCAGTGGCCACCTCTGGCAATGTCCACCATACGCAAGAAAGGGTCGTCACAGGCCTGGGTAGACACAGGGGGATTACGAGCGCAGATCGCGCACCGGATCCTCCACGACGGCCTGGGAAAGTCCATCCAGGTCGGGATCTTCGAGAGTGAGTATGGATTCATCGCGGCATGCCTGGAGTTCGGGACCAATGACACCGGCGCCGTCACGGCCGGGGGCATGATGCACCAGTGGAAGAAGCAGCACATCCCTGAGCGGCCGCTCTTCCGCCTCACCTTCGACCTGGAGGCAGAGAACGTCGAGCAGCTCATTGCCCGAGAACTGGATCGCCAAATAGACAAGTACCTGCTCTGACTTCCTTTTATACTTTCTTTCCCGGACCCTTTCTGCATATGGCGGACGATCCAATGACCGCGATGTCAAAGGACATCGAATACATCAAGAAATCAGTGGACGAGATCAAAGCAGGTCTGGGGGACCAGAACGACCGGATTCGTGACATCGAACTCACCCAGGAACGGCACAAAACATACTTCATGTTGATTGGCGCGACCCTCACCACCATCGTCGGTTTCCTTGCCGGCGCCGCCTCGGGCCTCATCAGCATATTTCGGTGACTGTCATGCTCCCCGCTACCACCCGAACAGCGATCTTCGCCAGCCTCCCTCGGACCGTCGCCCTCGATAACGACCAGCTCGCCACCTACATCGATTATGCCGACCGCGTCAACGTCACCACAGCCCTGCAGGAGCACGACATCGTCGTCACGCTCCGCTACTACGCCGACCGGCCGGACCGGGCCGCCACCCCCGCCAACCGGGTCTTCCGCCGTGAGACCGTCGTGGATGACGTCCGCTACATCAAGGGCGAGCGGGCCCAGGTCACGCTCGGTATCCAGATCCATGCCGCCGACACCCCTGTCCGGCCGGCCGACGACCTCGTCACCGCCTACCTCACCGCCCTCCAGGTCTGGTATCTCCGGGACCTCCCGGCGATCGTCGAGGTCGTCGGCCGGTCCGAGATCCCCGACCTCTCCTACCTCGATAGCCATCGCCGGCGGGGCATGGACATCTACCTCCGCTACCCCATCACCTACGAAGAGATCGTCCCCACCATCGACGTCATCGAGCACGACGTGACCGTGGAATAGAGGGCCCCGACCCTCATTTATTTTGGCTTTCTGCGACCTCTCAGGCATGGTATCCCTCAGAGACCTCCTCTCCCGCCTCTTCTGCCCGCAAAAGGTGCACACCGTCAGAGAATTTGAGTCCCCGGCTGAGCTCGCCGCGTTCGTCGCTACTGACTGGACCAACTTTAAACCCTACCAGGCCCAGACCCACGACTGCGACGACTTCGCCCGGGAGTTTCAGCGTGCCGCCCTGCAGGCCGGTTACCTGGTCAACCTCCAGCTCGTCGACGAGGGGAAACACATGCTGTGCATGGCGGTGATCCAGGACGAGATGTGGTACGTCGAGCCGCAGACCGATGCCATCTGGAGGTACGGTCCGCTCGACTGACTGTCCTTTTTACCCCTCCTCATGGACCCTGAAGACATGGCAAGAAAACACCTGCTCTCAACCTTCCTCGACGAGGCAGCCGAGGTCCACGCATTCACGCATGGGATCTATGCCGGCCTCACGGAATGGAAGGGGACCGAGATCCCCGACAACCCCGACGTCGCCGCCGAGCCGCATTACTACAAAGGTGGCTACATCATCGGCACGCTCCTGCGGTGGGGTGCCCTCATCACCCTGGGCGGCTTGGCGTTCGGACTCTGAGCCCTCTGACTCTCCTTTTTATGCCGCTGGTAAAAATCTCACAGGCATGGAACCCATCGAGGTGATACACCATGCCGGAACTCGGTGACGCCATCAAGATTACGGTCACCGATGTCACCGCGGCCATGCCCTCCCGGGAGTGGGGGACCCCTGCCATCGTCGGGGAGTCCACCTACGTCACCAAGGGGACGCCGAAACTCTACTACTCGCTTGCCGACGTCAAGACGGACCACGGCACTGGCTCCGACATCTCCGTCGCCGCTGCTGCCCTCTTCGCCCAGGGCTGCCGTAAACTCTACGTCGTCGCCATCGACGCCGCTGTTGCCGGGACTCCGACCGCCGACGAGGTGGCAGCCGCCCTGAACACACTGACCCCCTACGCCAGCGAGAAACTCATTCACGGGGTCTGCCTGGCAGGCATCACCACCAGTGCCCTGCTGGCCAAGCTCAAGACCTTCGCCGACGCAAACAATGTCATCTTCACAGCCACCAATGCCCCCGGTGACTCAGTCACCACCATCAGTACCACAGCCGCCAGTCTCTCGAGCGGGAACGGCTTCTATCTTGCCCATGCCGACTCCGACACCACCGAGGACGTCTCCGCTGCAGCGCTCGGCGTGCTCATGACCTTGCGCCCCTGGAACACCACGTTTTGGCGCTACATCAACGTAGCCGTCAACGAGTACTTCGCCCCCGGCGACGTCCCGACCCTCGAGGCCGCGAAGGTCAACGTCATCACCAACCGTGTGGACCGGGTCAACCGCATCTCCAACGCCCTGACGCTCTCCGGCTCGCCGAAATTCATCGACGTCACCCGGACTAAGTACTACGCCGTCACCGCCATCCAGGACAGTGTGGCCTCCCTGCGTCTGAGGATGGCGAAGCTCCCATACACCCCGGCAGGCCTGGACTACGTCCGGGGCGCCATCGCCCAGGCCCTCGAGGGGATGGTCCGGAGCGGGGCCCTGCACTCCTACACGATCGCCATGCCCGCCTTCGAAGACATCCCCGATGCCGACAAGGCGAACCGGGTCCTGCAGAACGTCAACATCAACGCGGCCCTGGCCGGCGACATACACACGTTCGACCTCAACCTGACCGTATCCGTCTAAGGAGATGATGTAACATGGCTGAATCTACTGCACGCACCTGGGATGTTGATGGCGTTTCCGTCAGCATCGGCGGCATCGAGATGACCGAACTCGTCGAAGTCCAGTGGGACCCGGCGGACCAGGTCTCGATGATCCAGTCCATCAAAGGCCCGGTCGGCTACAACCTCCAGCACGCCGAGGAGCCGACCTGGTCCGTGACCGTCCGGCCGCACTGCGAACAGCTCCCGGAGGTCCGGAAACTCAGGAAGAACCGCGAGATAGTCCCGGTCGTCATCAAGACCCCGACCTCGACGGTCAACTGCTACGACGCGATCATCGTGAAGATCGCCCCCACCGGCGCGATCGAGAATGAGGCCCCGGGCATCAAGATCGAGGGGAAGGCCCTGAAGATCGAAGAGGATGACAATGTCTGATCCCGTCGCGGTCTCCAAGAACCATCTTGAAGACTGGTTCGTCAAGGACGAGCCCGTCGAGCTCCTGGTCGCCGGGGTCCGGCTCAAGGTCCGGGAGATCCCGGCCGGCCGCTACATGCACCTGGCCAGCCAGGCGGTCAGGAACAACAAGTTCGACACCGACGCCTACATCAACAGCCTGGTCAAGGAGATGGTGATCGAGCCGGAGTTCACCGACCAGGACCTGGCCCGCCTCAAGCCGGGCATCAAGGCCAAACTCGTGAGAGAACTGGAAACCCTCCTGGGCGTCTCTCCCGAGGCCCTAAAAAACGAACTCTCCGGGTAGAGGACGAATACGTCCTCTTCTCCCTCGCCGACGCTCTGCACCTCGATATCGACGCGGTCCGGCGCTGGCCCGTGCGGAAGGTGCTGGACTGGTGTGAATACTTCCGCCAGAAGGAAGAGAAGATCAAGGCAGCACACCCCGCCGCTGCGGCCCTGTCCGGGAAGCCCAAGTCCGGGACCCGGATCACCCTGCGCGGCGGCAAGTGGGTCAGGCAGGACGCCTGATCCATCTATTTTAGTCTGTTACAAAAATGTAACAGTTTAGGCTTGCGGGTGTAACTAAACTGTTACATACTCTGCCGGGCGAGCACCGGGATAGAGCACTGCTCTGCCTCAGGGAGCCAGAAGGTGCAGTTTTCTTTGATGCAATCCCCGACGAAACTATGGTCGGTGAACAGGGGGCACTTTTTCCCGTCGCCATCGGCCCTAAACTTCAGGATACCCATATGGACACGTCTCCTAACTTCCCTTTTTAACTCTCCCCTAAAAATTACTTTCTATGGCAGATGGGAGCTCCGGAAACATCCGGTCAATTTACGTCGAGTGGGCGCTCCGGGATAAGGTCTCCGGGCCAGCAGAACAGATCGATCGTCGCCTGAGTCTGACCCGGAACAGGGCGGAAGAAGTGAAGTACTCATTCTGGGACACCAACAGCGCGATGGAATCCCTGTCCAGCGCGGGGGCATTCTTCGGCAACATCGAGCAGGACCTGCGGGAGACCGCCATCCGGCAGCAGTATCACAACCGACTCCTCGGCGAGGCCGCCGTCAAATACACCCGGCTCAAGACCTCGGCGCGGGAGTTTGCCGAGACCACGAAGGCGAAGATACGGGAGGCCAGCGCCGCCATCAACGAGCACCAGGGCGCCATCCTGGGGATCGGTGCCGCGCTCACCGGCGCCGGCTACCTGGGCTCCCGGTTTTACTCCTCTGGTACCCGCGACCTGGCCTCGTACGAAGACGCCTACGCCACGTTCGTCAAGAACGTCGGCGCCAACTCAGAGGACCTGATCCGGCAGATGCAGGAGGCCAGCGCCGGCACAGTCTCCGAGACCCAGATCATCCTCAACGCCAACCGGGCCATGGTCATGGATATCCCCTACGACTACCTCCCGCGCATGATGGAGGTCTCCCGCGCGGCCGCCCGGGCCATGGGGGAGGACATCAACTATATGTTCGACTCCATCGTGACCGGCTCGGCCAGGGAGTCCCCGCTCATCCTCGATAATCTCGGCATCCAGATGAACCAGCTCACCGAGTACGAGAAGGAGTGGGCGAAGGCCAGGGGGCTCAACGCCAACGCCCTCACGGCCGAGCAGCAGCGGCAGGTCTTCCTTAATTACGTCATGGAGAACAGCGCCGCCATCCTCCAGAAGGTAGACCTCTCCCAGGAGTCCCTCAATGAGCAGATCGCACGCTCGCAGGTTGCCTGGGATGAGTTCCGGCGCGAGCTCATGGCCGGCGCACGCCCGGCCATCGCCGGGATCCTCAACATCACCGAGGGGGCCACGTCGGCCCTCAGGGACATGCCGGCACCCCTCAAGGCCGTCATCGGGACCGCTGGCCTGGCGGGGACGGTCATCGCCGGGATCGGGGGACCGCTGCTCATCAACGCGGTCGCTGTGACGTATCTGATTACCAACTATAACGCTCTTGCAGGGTCGCTGGCAACTGCCAAGACCGCGATGCTAACCCACGCCTCCACCCTCCTCACGCGCCTCATCCCCGCCTCGGTGGCCGCCGCCTACGCCCAGGGCGGCCTGACCGCCGCACTCTGGGCCGGTGCCGCCGCCTCGTGGGCGTTCCTCGCCCCCTGGCTCCCGATCATCGGCGCGGTCGGGCTCGCCGTCGGTGCCGTCCTCCTCCTGCAGGATGTCCTCGTCAAGGGCTGGGACAACTCCTATCTCGGTCAGTTCGTCGGCTGGCTCCTCGAGAAGTTGCCCCTCCTCCAGCCCGTCGTCGACGCCGTCGTCGGCGGGTTCCAGTGGTTCCGGGACGCCGTCGTCGGTGCCGCTTTCGGAGTAGGAGCGTTCCTCGACCGGTTCGGCCCGCTCAAGTACCTCATCCTCGGTCCGGTCATGCCGCTCCTCCTCCTCAAGGACCTCCTCACCGGGACTGGCGACACCGCCGGGACGTTCCTCAAGGGCCTCGCCGCCATCCCCGGCGCCTTGCAGGCCTTCATAGCCGACCCGATAGGCACGATCACCGGTCTGGTCGAAACATTCATCGTCGGCATCACCACCCTGCCTCAGAAGGCCGCCAGCGCGCTCCAGGGCGCAACGCAGCTCCCCGTCATCGGGCCGGCCATCGGCATGTTCCTCGACGGTGCCCGGGCAGTCTCCGGGTTCATCGACCGGCTCGGCCCCCTGAAGGTCGCCCTCCTCGGCCCCATCGCCCCGCTCGTCTACCTCGGACAGCACGTCGACACCGTCGTCGGCGGGTTCCGGTGGTTCCGGGACGCCGTCGTCGGTGCCGCTTTCGGAGTAGGAGCGTTCCTCGACCGGTTCGGCCCGCTCAAGTACCTCATCCTTGCCCCCGTCGGCGCCCTCACCTACCTCGCCAAAATCTTCGACGCCGTCACCGCCACGGTCCGCGGCTTCATCGACTGGATCGCCGCCATCCCCCGCACCCTCGGATCCGCAGTGGCCGCCATCACCGACAACCCGATCTTCAAGATCCTCTCCGGCGCCGCATCCTTCGCCGCCAACACCTTCGGCACCGCGCTCGAGATCATCACCCCGAGAGTCAAGCCCGAGGTCATCGCGCCCGACATGGACCCCGAGTACTACACCAAAGGTAGCATCGCCTTCAAGGTCCGCACCCCTGAGGTCAGGCCGGATATCCTCCCGCCAGACCCCTCCACCCTCGACCGACTCGGCTCGCTCCTGGCCGGCGCCCTCACCGCCCCCATCACGCCCATCCTCCCGCCCCTCACAGTCCCCAGGATCCCGGACCTCGTGACCCCCCGAGTCCCCGACATCACGCCCCCGGAGATCCCCCCCTTCGAGGCACCCCCTGCCCCTGGCCAGCCCTCCCAGACCGGCGGCAACGGCCCCATCAGCATCACCATCCATAACACCGTCGAAGTCAACGGTGTCGCCGACGGCAACCTCGAAAAACAGATCCGGGACGCCCTCTCCCGCTCCACCGCCGACCAGGTCAAGCTCGTCGAGCGCCGGCTCGTCGACCAACTCCGGGCGTTTGGGATCTGACCTCCCTTTTTATCTCGCCGCCCCGACCTCCTACTCATGCCCGACCAGTCCGTCCTCATCGGCGGTCACGAGTTCAGGGCGATCCAGGTCATCAACCTCACCAAAGACGCCGACATCCCCGAGCACCGCGTCGAGGACCAGTACAACGTCGCGGACCACATCACCCTCAACCCCGTCGAACTCAAGTTTGAGCTGCAGCTCAGCGTCCCCGACGGCGAGGTCGAGACCCTTGACGCCCTCTACACCGCCCGCCAGCTCGTCGACGTCACCTCCCGCCTGGGTCACTACACCGACATGGCCGTCAAACAACCAACGTACAGGGACAGCGATAGCGACAACATCGTCTACGCCACCCTCACGCTCAAACAGGTCCGGAAAGCCACTGCCAAAACCGTCCGGGTCGCCCTCCCGGTCCCTGTCGACACCGGCGCGGAACCCCCAAAACCCGGTAGTTGGTACACCCCGCCCGAGAAGCCCGTCGCCAGCGAGCCTACTAAAAAGGAGGGCAGCTGGCTTGACGGCATCATCAACTGGGTCGGCGGTCTCTTCGGAGGAGGGTAATAATGGTCCGCGTCCTCCCGTTCGATAAGGTCCTCGGCTACCCCCAGCGGCAGCGGGTTCTCATCAACCAGGTGCAGTACGACCTCATTTACCGGTGGAACCACACCGGCGGGTTCTGCGTCCTGACCGTCCTCCGGAGCACCGACGAGCGTGTCATCTGGCGGGGCAAGCTCGTCCGGCTCCAGGGCTACGAGGTCCGCGACCCGGACACCCGGGCGCTCCTCTTCACCATTATGCCCTACCAGGTCGATACCACGACGGCGGAGGTGTGGGTCTTCTATGACTGAACTCTGGGACCGCTACTACGCCTTCCAGACCGGTGACCTCCAGATCACCATCGACGAACTCGATATCGAATTCAGCGTCGAGGGTAGCAACAGCACCGAGGCAGACCGGGCCGAGATCGGGATCTGGAACCTCGCCGACGTCACCAAGGCCCGCATCAAAAAAGGCGAGACCGCCCAGCTCACCGCCGGCTACCGGGCAGACTACGGCGTCATCTTCTTCGGCACCATCGACCGCGTCTACGACTCCCGGCAGGGCGCTGACGTCAAGACCGTCGTCACCCTCCAGGACGGCGTCCGGAACCTCTTCTTTGGGTCCCGTGTCGTCCGGCAGTATCCCGCCGGCGCCGCACTCGTCACCGTCATCAGGGACCAGTTCGCCGCCGCCGGGATCCCCGTCGGCACCGTCGACGACCCCGGGATAACGCTCTCAAAGCCATACACCTTCGCCGGCACCCCGCAGGAGAACCTGGACGACTGCCTGGACATCGTCAACGGAGACGAGGTCCTCGGGACCGCAGCGGCCGGCGGGGAGAACCTCACCGGCCTCATCAAGCGGCAGATTGCTACCCAGGGCTGGACCTACTTCGTCAGTGCCGGCGCCGGCTACTTCGTCCGGCAGGCCCACAGCGAGACCGATGCAGTCCTCCTCTCCTCCGAGACCGGGCTCCTCGAGGTCGTCCCGCAGGATGACGACCAGGAAGGCGAGGCTTACACCGTGAAGTGCATCCTCAACTGGAAGATCAAGGCTGACTCCCTCGTCCGGCTCGACTCCCGCGTCGTCCAGGGTGACTTCAAGGTCAAGACCTTCACGCACCGGCTCGCCGGCGACGACTACAGCACCGAGTGTGAGGTGACCCCCGTATGAACCTCGGCCAGGCCATCCTCACCGCCGCCACCCGGGCCGTCGACAAGATCAATACCTGCCGGGTCGGCATCCTCACCCAGGTCGACCTGCCCCGGCTGCGGTGCAACGTCCTCCTCAAAGGGCTCCTGCAGGGCCAGCGGGTCGAGCTCTTCGAGGTCCCCATCGCCGTCCAGGCCTACCACGGCTCGGCCCTCATCGTCGCTCCGAAGGTGGGCGATATCGTCCTCGTCGCGTTCACCAAGCAGGACCTCGAGCAGCAGCTCCTAAACCGCGACGTCGTCCCGGTCAATGAGCGCCACCAGTTCAGCCTCAACAACGCCGTCGTCATCGCCGGCCTCTACACCCTCGCCGACACCCCGCCCGCCGTCGGCGAAGACGAGGTCCTCCTCCACCATGTCTCGGGCACCGAGTACCGGATCCGGCAGACCGGCGATATCGAGATCACCCACCATTCAGGAGCCGGCATCACGATCTCTGGGGACGGCGCCGTCACCATCACCGCAAAATCCGTAGACTTCAGGGAGCTCTGACCATGCCGCTCATCGCCGTCGACGGAGACGCCGAACCCTACTCCGACGCCCACGTCCCCCCGACCGGCGGCGGGAACAAGACCATCCCCGGCACCCTGCAGACCTTCGTCAGGATCGCCGGCAAGCCCGTCATCCTGCAGGGCCAGGTGTTCCCGACCCGCTGCCCGATCTGCGGCGCCACCTGCACCGCCGGCACCACCGGGGCAAGCCGGCTCGTCCGGATCAACGGCGTCCCGGTCTGCCGGGCAGGCGATGTCGGGGAGGACGGCGACCACGACGGCCAGGGGATCGTCGTCACCGGGCAGGCCTTCGTCACCGACCACTCCTGACCTCCCTTTTTATCCTGCTCCTCTGACCGCATAGTATGTACGGCAGGACGCTGCAGCTCACCCCCGACGGGGACCTGCTCAAAAGCTCGCTCAACCGGTTCGAGGAGATCACCGGCACCGCCAAGGTCGCCCAGGACCTGACGGTCATCCTCCGGACCGTCAAGGGGTCATACCCCTTCAATACCGCGTTCGGCGTAGACTGGGTGGCCATCGCCCATAGCGGATATAACCGGACCCTCATTAACGCCGAGATCCGGACCGCCCTCCTCTCCCACCCGGCGGTCAAGACCGTCGACTCCCTGGAGATCAGCCGGGACACCTCAGCCCGGCACGCGACGATCACGGCCACCGTCACCCTCTACGACGGCGACACAATCACCCTGGAGGCAGATGTATGACCGACTACGGCGTCACCCCCACGGGATTCGTACGAAAACCGTTCACCGCTATCCTGGCCGATTACGAGGCCCGGGCCCGGGCAGCCCTCGGCGACGATATCGACCTCCAGCCGCACTCCCCGTTTTATCAGTTGCTCGAGTCCGTCGCCTACGAGAACGCCCTCATCTGGGACCTCCTCGAGGACCTCTACTACAGCGGGTACATCGACTTCGCCACCGGGGACAGCCTGGACCATCTCGTCGCACTGCTGGGAGTCCGCCGCAAGGCCGCCACCCGGGCAGAAGGCACCGTCCTCTTCTCGCGTTCGGCTGCCGGGTCGATCGTCACCATCCCGGCCGGCACCCGGGTGGCCACCCAGGACCTGGCCCTCGTCTACCAGACCACGCAGACTGCCGACCTGACCGACCTCTCCGTCTCGGTCCCGGTGATCGCCGTCGACCCGGGCGCCGCCGGCAACGTCGCGCCGGCCACGATCACCCGGCTCGTCGACCCTATCTCTGGAGTCACATCCGTCACCAACGTGGACGCCACCTCCGGCGGGGCGGACACAGAGACCGACCCCGAGCTCCGCCACCGCGTAATCACCTACTCGCCCTCCGCGAAAGGAACACGGTACAGCATCGTGGCCGCGCTCACTGCCCTGGAGGGGGTCCAGGACGTTGCCCTCGACGAGAACTTCCCCGCCTGCACGATCACCCTCACCGTCGTCGGCGGCGACGACGCCGAGATCGCCGCCACCCTCGAAGATACCCGGCCGGCAGGAATCCTGGCCACCTGGCAGCGGCCCACCCCGGTCAGCGTCGCCGTCACCGCGACCGTATCCCGAACCCCCTCGGCAGACGCCCCCACCGTCCAGGATGGGGTGGAGGCCGCCGTCACGGCGTACCTGAGCGGTCTCCCGATCGGGGACGACGTCATCTACTCCGACCTGGTCCGGACGGTCCTCGGTGTCGACGGCGTCAACGATATCCTCGCAATGTCCGCGACCGCCGGGTCCACGACCATCCAGCAGTTCGGGCAGACCCTGGTCATCCCCGCCGGGCAGAAAGCCTCTCCCGGACTCATCTCGATCACGGTGGTGTGAGTCATGGACCCCGCTGACCGGATCCTCTCCTGCCTCTCCAGCGCCCTGAACCCCGGGGGCAACAATGCCCGGGTCGCCGAAACCCTTGCCGGAGAACTCGACGTCGCCCGCTCGACGGCCGCTGCGATCGACACCATGCGGAACCCCGACCTCACGACCGGGCGGACTCTTGACTACGTTGCGCAGATGTTCAACGTCGCCCGCGCCTCCGGCGAGTCGGACGACAGCCTCCGGTCCCGCATCGTGACCCAGATCAAGCGATACTACAGTTGCGGGACCCTCACGGACATCCGGGACGTCATCGAGTACTTCACCGGCCTGACCGGAGACCGGGTCCGGATCCGGGAACCTCCCGACGTCCACGAGGGATGGGGATACGGAGAAGGACGGTATGGGTTTCTGCCCTGGGGCACCCCGCCCGCCATGTTCCGCGTCGAGCTCCTCGGCGACGACCACACCGCCATCATGCTCCCCGGTCTCGTGGCCGCCATCGACCTCGTCCGGGCCGCCGGCGTCTACGTCCAGGACCTCGTTATCTGCAGCACCCTGCAGGAAGTCCTCGTCGCCGCGGAAGGCTCGATCCTCTGGGTCGTCCCCGCTCCCCTGCGCTCGGGCTTCGGCACCTGTGGCTACGGCACCTGTGGCTACGGTGGCGTGTATACGATCCGATCGACGGCAGAGGGAGCGGTTGACCTGCAGGTGAACGCCGAGGCCGCAGTAGTGGCCGGCATTCGTCATGGGCTCGGTTTCGGGCAGTTCCCATACGGCTGGGAAGGGTATGGAGGCCGGATTGACTCCGCTACAATCGAGTATGACGTCCAGGGCGAGGCTCCCGTCGAGGTAACTGTCTCGACTGACCACCAGATCCTCGTAGAGACGGTGCTCGGCTACGGTGCCGGCCGGCTCGGCACTGAGCCGTACGGATCGCGTGCGGGGTCCGTCGATGCCCTGGCAGGGAGCGCCGTCGACCTGGTCGTCGAACCGACCGCCGCGGTCACGGCGCAGGCGGCCAGTTACCTCGGCTACGGCGCCTGGCGCTATGGCCAGTACGAGTTCGGCTACTAACCCCGACTTTCCTTTTTAAACGGGCCATCCCGACCCTCTCTGCATGTCTAACGACGCGAATGTATGCGTTTCCGCGGAATCGGAGGTAATCCAGTTCCGCATCGACGCAGAAGGCAAGGAGGTGCCGCTCGATGGTCGGGAAGATCGTCACTAACGCCGGCATCAACGAACTGCCCAAACTCCTGGCAGGGTCCGGCAGCAAGATGGGCTGGATCGCCGTCGGGACCAGCACCGTCGACCCGGCCCCCGGCGACACCGCGATGAAGGGTGAGGTCGCCCGCAAGGCCGCCACCTACTCGATCAGTGGCGGCCAGGTGGTCTTCGAGGCCGTCTTCGCTCCTGGGGAGCTTGGCAGTGCCGTCATCACTGAGCTCGGTCTCCTCTCTGCAGCGACCGGTGGCGTCCTCTACTACCGTGAGGTCCGGAACCCGCTCAGCTTCGACGCTTCGGTCGGCGCAGCATTCAGGGTGAAGGCCTCATTCGCACGGGGGGCTGCCTGATGCAGGTCAAACAGCAGATCCAGATTGACACCGCCGCCGGCCGGGAGGTCCTCGACGCGGATCGCTACGCCATCGTCGAGGAGACGTACGTCTTCCTCAACGGCAACACGGTCGTCCGCACCGTGCCGATCGAGGACATCGTCGAAGAATACGACGAGGACGGCGACCAGACGAAGGGCATCGTCACCATCTACTCCAGGACGTGATATTGCATGGCTACACCCACACCCAAATTCAACCTCGAAAAACCCGAGTTCGGCGATCTGGACTGGCACATCCCCCACAACCAGAATTTTGACCGCATCGACGCTGCGCTCGTCAACGTCATGGGGTCGCAGATCGGTGACCCGACCTACGACCTCAACCTGCGCTCGCCGGCGCTCCTAAACCGCGTGCTCCGCATCAAGGACGGTGCTGGCACCCCGAACGACCTGGAGATCCACCAGGTGTGGATCCCCTTCTTCCGGAGCGCCGGCTTCTCGCAGCCGAACCTCAATGGCCTGCTCCTCGGCGGGTTCTGGGTCGACAAGTACCAGGCTTGCATGCCATCGGCCACAGCAACCTCGCGCGGGGGCCTGACGCCGAACAGCCCCGGTGCCGGCGTCGGTGCCGCGAGCATGCCGCACGTCGTCCCGTGGACAGACGTCTCGTGGAACACCGCCCGGGCCGCCCTCGAGAACCGTGGCGGCGCCGCGAACAAGTCCGCCTCCGGCACCCCGACCCCCTGCACGATGTACGCGACCGGCGACCACCCGAAGGCCGAGTTCCTCGTCGATAGCGTCGACCACCTGGTGGGTCGTCATGTCGAGATCGTCCAGGGCGACACGACCTACTACCGCCGGGTCATCAAGGCCGGCAAGTTCGGCGAGGCCAAGTACGTCCGGGTCTTCCCGGAACTCCCGGCGACCCTCACCACCGATGACACCTACACTATCATCGGGCACC